GCCGGGAAACTCAGGCACAGAGTCACAATACAGCGGCTTGAAACGATTAAGAACCAGTACGGCGACGTTACCAAAAAATGGGTTGACGTGGCAACCACCTGGGTGAGCATAGAGCCGCTGAGAGGTGAAAAACGCTTTCATGCGTTGCAAATCTTGGCCAGCGCCTCACATGAAGTGATTATGCGCGCATTGCCTAAGCAGTTGCGACCGAAGCCCGGTAACCGGCTTTTGTTCGGTGACAGAATCCTTGACATTTACAGCGTGCTTGACGTCGATGAGCGAGGGCGAACACTTGGACTATTATGCGTTGAACAGGTGGAGAGCGAATGAACCGAGCGGATAAAGTTCTGGAATTCATAAGCCACTTGAAGCACAGCAAGGCACCCTGGGCCGGCTTGCCCTTTGAGCCTATGGAGTGGCAGAAAGACTTTATTCGCGAACTGTATGGCACCTTAGACCGTGAGGGATTGCGGCAGTACCGGCAGGCCTTGCTTTACTTGCCTAGAAAGAATGGCAAATCGTTTATGGCAGCGGCATTGGCCCTGTATCACTTGATCGCAGATGGTAAGCAAGGGGCCGAAGTCTACCTGGCCGCGGGCAGCCGAGAGCAGGCTTCGATCGTGTTTAATCAATGCCGTGACTTTGTAAGAAGCAACAAGACGCTAAGACGGCGTTTGCGTGTTGTCGAGCACAACAAGCGGATCATAGACAGCCAGACTTCCAGCGTGCTCAAGGCACTCAGTGCCGATGGCGGTTTAGCGCATGGACTGAACCCGACGGCGATCATTGCTGATGAACTGCACGTATGGGAAGGTAAGCGCGGGCGGGAGTTATGGGAAGCACTGGTGACGTCATTCGGTGGCCGTGAGGAACCATTGCTTTTATGTATATCTACTGCTGGCCACGACCGAGAAACCCTATTCTACGAACTTTATCAGCATGCAAAAAGAGTTGACGAAGACCCTTCAAGAGATCCAGCCTTCCTTCCCTGCCTATACGAAACAGATCCTGAAGATGACTGGCTGAGCATTGATACTTGGAAGAAGGCAAATCCTGCCCTGGGCGAGTTCAGAAGCCTAGAGGATATGAAGGCCCTGGCTACTAAGGCCAAGGAGAGCCCTTCTTTGGAAAACAGTTTCAGGCGTCTTTACCTTAATCAGTGGACAAGTTCAGCAACAGCCTGGATCCCGGCTGATAAGTGGGCGGCCTGTGGCGGCCTTATAGTTCCTGAAAGACTTAAAGGCCGTGAATGCTTCGGAGGCCTAGACCTATCGGCGACTACCGACCTTGCAGCATTCGTTCTGGTGTTCCCTGATGACAATGACCCACCTAATTACGATGTTCTACCCTACTTTTGGCTACCCGAAGCAAGAGCAACGGCAGACCGGCAAGACGTGGCTGACTACAGGGCCTGGGCACGTGCCGGCTACCTCAAACTGATGCCAGGGGAAGTAATTGACCAGCGAGAGGTTAAACGAGACATTCAGGACCTTGCCGACACCTACAGAATTAAAGAAATAGCCTTCGATAGATGGAATGCCTTTCAGTTGGCTATTGAACTTGAAGAAGAAGGCGCAACGATGGTTAGTACCGGCATGGGTTACAGAAGTTTATCTGTTCCTTCAAAGACACTTGAAGAACTTGTCTTGTCTAAGCGTTTGAACCATGGTGGCCACCCTGTCTTGAGGTGGAACATTGGCAACGTGACCTTAGAGCAGGACGCAGCCGGCAACATTAAGCCATCGAAGGCCCGAAGTAAGGACAGAATTGACGGCGCAGTGGCCTTAATCCTTGCCATTAGCCGTGCCATATTGCGAGAATCGAAACCAACGGTTTACCGAGAAAGGGGGCTTCTAGTCATATGATTAGCAGGCTTAAGAGCATATTCAGGCCCACAGAAAAGCGAACTATGACACAGAGAGACCCGGCAGGCTGGGAGGACATACTAGGGCCTACAACTCGGGCAGGCGTTAGAGTGACACCTGAAACGGCCTTGGGCGTGCCGGCAGCACTTAGAGCGGTAACGCTACTTAATGGGGCTGTGGCAAGTTTACCTTTGAAGGTTTACAGGCGAACACCTGAAGGCCGTGAACTTGCAGACGACACAAATATATACCGGTTGCTTCACCAAGCACCTAACCCGATGCAGACACCCTTCACCTTCAAGGAACTTATAATGAATCACTTACTTTTGAACGGCAATTTCTATGCGTACATTGACCGAGTATCTTTAGAACCGGTGGCGCTGTGGCCCATAGACCCTGCCAGAGTGACTGTAGAGCAGGACAAGGACAGCGGAATAATCACTTACAAGGTTACTACAGCCAAAGGCATTCAGGGACTTCACCCCTTCGAGGTGCTTCACGTACTGGGAATAACCTTAGATGGCCTAAAAGGTATATCCCCTATAACATTTGCCCGTGAATCCCTGGGAGGCGCTATAGCCGAACTTAGACACGGACAAAGTTTCTTCCAACATGGTGCAGCGCTTTCAGGAGTGCTTCAACACCCAGGCCACCTTGGGCCTGAAGCCGCTGAAACCTTGCGGCAATCTTGGCGTGAAAAGTATTCAGGAACTGATAATGCAGGCCGTGTAGCGGTTTTAGAAGAAGGCATGGAGTTTAAGCCGGTGTCTTTATCAAACAAAGATGCGCAGTGGCTGGAATCCAGGCAAGTTAGCGTCTTGGACATAGCCCGTATATTTGGTGTACCTCCTGCTCTACTGGGACACCTTGAAAAAGCATCTTATTCAAGCCAGGAAGCACAGAACATAGAGTTTTTGACCCATAGCCTTAGACCCTGGCTAACACGTATCGAACAAGCCTTAGAACGTGCTTTAATGCCTAACAGTGACCTTTATTGTGAATTCACTACAGGCGATCTTCTAAGGACAAACCAAAAGGATCGTTATGAGGCCTATCGGATAGCCCTTGCATCAGGTTTTATGAGCGTGAACGAAGTCAGGCGACTTGAGAACTTGCCGGAAGTTGACGGCGGAGATGAACTCTATCGGCCATTAAACATGGGCTTATTAGGAGGTGAAGACGAAGATGAGTCAGCGAGAGAGAAGAACTTATCAGGTTAGCGTAGAGGCCCGATCCCATAAGGACGGTGAGCAGCGGCATATCGCTGGACATATTCCATACGACGTTGAAAGCGAGACCATGCGAAACTTTACCGGTGATAGATTTGTGGAAGTTTTGGCCCCTGGCTGTTTTGATGAATCCTTGAAAACCCGTAACGTCTTGGCCTTGTGGTGTCACGAGCCAACGAAGGTACTGGGCAACACGAAGAACAAGACCTTGCGGCTGGAATCGAATGAAGAGCGTTTGGCCTTTGAATTAATCCTGCCTAACACCCAGGCCGGCCGTGATGCTTGGGAATCAATCCAGCGGCAAGACGTTGACGGTGTATCTTTTGGCATGGTGGTAAACCGTGACCAGTGGAGTACTGAAGAGCATGAAGGCCAAGAAGTTTTCAAGCGGACTATTTTGGAAGCGGAACTCTGGGAAATCAGCCCAGCGGTTTTTGCAGCGTATTCGGAAACTCATGTAGCGTGCCGATCACTTGAGGCACATATTAAGGAGGACAGAAAGATGGATAAGGAAAAAGAAAAAGCCTTAGAGACTCAGGAAGAAAATAACACTCCTGAGACTCGAACACAGATACCGGCAAAAGGAAAAGAAGAGGAAAAGGCCCCTGAGACCCGAACCAAGGTTCCGGTAGTGGCTATTCCTGCCGATGGCCTAGAAGAACGTGCAGCGTTCAATCATTACCTGAGAACCGGCGAACTACGAAGCCTGGCTGTGTCCAGCGATACCAAAGGTGCAGCCTTGGCCCCTGTGGACTTCGCCAAGGAGATTATAGACGGCCTGGCTGATGAAGCGGTGCTTAGGCAGATAGCCCGAATCCTACCGCCTATCAGCGGAAAGAGCGTAGCCTACCCAAGGCGTACCGGTGGCAGTGGCGCTACTATGGTGGCCGAAGGCCAGGAGATTACTCCTTACGATATGACCTTCGACCAGGTGACCTTAACACCTAAGAAGGCAGCGGCCATTGTGGAAGTATCTAATGAACTCCTGCAAGATGAAGGCGTAGACCTTGCCGGTTATCTGGCACAGCATTTTACTGACGAAATAGGCGAACTACTGGAAGGCCAGTATTGGTTAGGCGACGGCATAGCCCCTAACCTCTTGGGCCTGCTGACTGCCAGCCCAGGTATTGAGCGTGTAGAGACCGCAGGCGCTATTATTGAAGTAGATGACATTTTGGCGCTGTGGGCGGCCTTGCCTGCAAAGTACCGGAGAAACGCTGTCTTTGTATGTAACAGCACCATGGAAGCCGTCTTGCGAGGGCTTAAAGACGGTAACGGCCAGTATCTCATGGTTCAAGATCTTACTACCGGCTTAGGCAACACTTTACTTGGCAGGCCCTTGTATTTGGCTGAAGGGTTCCCTGGTGAACTGACAGCCGGCAATGACGCCCTGATGGTAGGAGACTTTAGCCGTGGGGTATTCATTGCAGACAAGATAGGCCTGGACATTCAGCGAAATGACGCTGTAGGGTTCTACAAAGACGTAACGGCCTTCCGTGCGATCTTTAGAACCGATGTAGCATTAGCCTGGCCTGATGCACTGAAAGTACTTCAGGTGAAGGCTAGTTAACAGAGTATATCCCCAGGTGTTGAGGGCCACCTGGTGATATAAATGGGCGTTGGCGACGTCCTACCACTTCCTTTCAACGGGGCTGGTGGCTGGCTTCACTCCTTTCACGGCTACCAGCCCCAAACATAAAAAGCCATGCGTTTTATAAGCGTTTTAAGCCCCTTTTAATTTACGACAAGGGCAATAGTTCATGAAATATGCAATACGCTGGGCAGAACAAGGCTAATAGTGATTCCGGAGGGATAACCCTTTGAATCTTACCCGTGATGATGCCAGGGCTATATGTAAGGCTTATTCTATTCTGAATCTACGTGTAAAGGCCTATGAAATGCGCAGGGAAACCATTCTTAACCGTTACGGAAGTTCAGTAGCGACAGTTCCAGGTAAAAGAACAAGACCTTCGGGAGATCCGACAGCAGGCAAAGTTCAAGCCCTGGAAAAATTAGAGCAGAACTACTTACAAGCCCTCACAGTTACATGGGCCATTGATGAGGCGGTAGCAGCCTTAGGAAAAGAAGCAAGTAAGATATTTAATCTTTACTTTGTCAAAGGCCTGACGGTTCGCGAGGTTGCTCAAAAGATGAAACTCACAAAAAGCAGCATTCATAGAAGGATCGCAAAGATTCTTGACACCGTGGCCTATTGGCTTGCACGTGAAGAAGAGATACA